CAGCGAAAATGTAACGGCGGCGTTGGATGCGGCTCAGATACCTTGTAAACTTCATTTGACAACGAAGCACATATCTTAGTTGTTCTGCCATCAAGCGTGGAAATAAACTTTACATACTCATACCCAAGTGCCGTAAATGTGTCGTTATAAGCAGCATTGGCCAAAGCTGATCTAGCAGTTCTGACATTGGCGTCTATCTTGTCTTTGGTTTGCTCAACGATGCCGCCGACATAAATATACTTATCTCCTACTTTGGTTCGCTTCCCTCGCAGCTCGGCAATGATCTCCTGATTCGTCAATCCGCTATTAATGCCCTCTCTAATTGCGTATAAGGCTTGGTTACGTGCTGCCTGTGCTAAGTCCTTAAACAAATCATTAAACAGCGCACCTGACGCAACTGGCGTTGTTTTAAAGCGATCTACAACCTTGTCCGCAGTAATATCCGCTGCACCATCGTAAATCTTGGCAATGAATCCGCTTTCAATCGCAACATAAGCCGCAGCGGACGCAACAAAAAGATCAGGCAAGCTCACGGCGATTGATGCATACCAATCATCGAAAGCCTGTTTAAAATCCTTTAATCTGTCCGTGTTATATTTTCCCGCAGTCAAAGCACGTTTTTCTGATTCTGTCAGATCATCGAGAATGTCACGCAAGGACGAAACAAAAGCATTCGATTCTGTCGTGAACTGCTTGCTCATCTCATTAACCAAAGCCGTGCTTGCCCTGTAAGCATTTGCCTGGTGTTGTATTAAAGCATCTAGCATAAGTTAAATTCCTGATTCTCGACGTTTGGCATTATCTTTCACCATTTTATCACGCATTGATAGCAGATCAGATAAAGTAACCAGCGTATTATCAGAACACGCATCAAACTCAAATGTTGTGGCGTTGCCTACTTTTGAAGTTACCACCCAATTTGACGCACCAAGACCGACGGCCCAAACATTATAGCCAATCGACCTTAAAACATCACAAACTGCTTTTAAATGCGTTTCGTCCGTGATTGCTATTTTCATATCTTTAAATTTCATTTCATCTCTCCTTAACTTATAACTGAATTGTCTTTCTGACTCTCGATTTCAGAACCATTGCCTTTAAGTCATCACACTGCACAACCAACTCATTGGCTTTCATCAGTAAAACACCTGTTCTTTATTAAAATATAAGTCTGATTCACCGCAAAAGAATTTAACTTTTGCAGTATCTTCGTAATACTTCAATTCAGTCTGACATTCAGCCATTGATTTAAACTGCATATCACTTGCTGTCTGCATTTTTTCATAGCCATCGCTTGAGATAATGACGGCGAATAAAAGGAAAATGTTCATTTCTTCATCTCCTTTAGTTCGGCTAGGGTGGTTAAGGCATATATTTCATTAACTGGATTGAAATCCACATTTGTATATACGCCCGACTCAAATGCAACAACATATCCTGTATTTATGAGATGCTCCCATATATGTTTTTTATACCCCAACCTTTCAAGCTCCACCACAATCTCATCAAGGTTGTTTTCTACTTTAATTTTCATATTCTTCATCACACCAACCCCCAATAAATAGCCAAACTTCCGTTAATTCCCATGATGATTGCGATAGTTACTAGGATCATTCTAGTCTCCTTTTTTAAGTTGAGTGACGGAATGCTTTATTCTTAGAAAATCAACTACACATGAAACCTCCAAAAGACCATCAAAATTATTATCTTTACAAAAATAATTTAAAACAAGGTTTTTAAAATCTATAAATCTCAAAACATTAGACCGAATTAAATCTCTAATAATTAAATCACCGTCATCCCCAAAGGCTTTTTTTGCATATATATACAATTCAGGGTGATTTTCAGCAATAGAATTTAGATCCTCTTGACTCATAAAATCAAGAATCTTTCCTTTAAATGCTAATCCTAAAGAACTAGATAAAATAATGTAATTGTTATTCATAACGCCCACCACACACCAAATCCCAACACCAAACCAAACACCGCATAAATAAGACAAGTTAGAATCGGATTGTCTTTGTAGTTGCCTGTCATTTCGATTGCTCCATACAATAATCTGAATGATTTTTAAGATTCATTTTTAATTCATCTTGTGTTTGTTTGTCGCCAATAGGTTGTAGGTATTCTTGACGATAAATCATTTCATGGCATGGGGTGATGCCATCCCGACCAACTAGATCTTTACTGTACACAGACCATGAATTTGTTTTTATTTCCCCATCATCAAAGTAAGCAACAGGCATAAATTCAATTAATTCTACTGTAACACCCAAATTATGAGGGCTATTATCATAGCCAACAATCAAAGCCAATCCGCCCACTTGTAACCTTCTCATTTCTTCATATCCTCTCGAATCAATTTTTTAACGTAGGTGCTGAATTCCTTGTCTTTGATGTAGACGAGAATGTCAGCGTCCTTTACTTTGTGGAGTGAAACTGGCTGTCTCACTCGGTTTTGCTCGTAGGTCATAAAACCCTCTTAATTATGCTTAATGACAAGAGTGAAATACATTGTTGAAACATAAGAATAACCTTCGAGTATTTCATCTGATTTATCTTCAGGCCCAAAATAATCCTCGTCTTCACAATCTATTTCCCAGACTTCTAAATCACCATTTTCGCCTATACAGATTTCTTCAGGCAAACCACGCATATGTCTGTGGCGACTATTCAGATCAAAAGGATACTTAACAGCAGCGCGACCAAAGCAGTCATAGCAAACAAGGTCCGACCCAACAACGCTAACAGATAAGTTGTTAAGACCAATGATGGTTGCATTGCTTAAATCTAAATCTTGAATTGCTACATAGTTGCTGTTCATTTTAAATTCCTTGATCTGAATGGTTCTTTTCGATAAAAGAATAATAGCAATAGTGCGCACGTATGTACAGTAAATAATTATAATATGCTTATTTGTTTTTCTTATAAAAAAACCACCTCGAAAGGTGGCATTCTGAAAGCATCAAGCCATGCCATCCCTTTGCGACTCGATCAGTAGTTGCTCGGCTTCATAGTCGATTTCAGGAATTTTACCTGTCGTGCGAATCTCATGGAACGTCTGCCAACTAATGCGCTCTTGCAATGCAAGCTCATTGTAAAACTTCAATTCCTCAAGCGTCACTTGACCACGTGCAAAATCTTGTTTAATCGTGAACTTGGCATCGTATCCGCCGCCGTAGAAGTCGGCACACCATTTCAATGTATATTCGTTCGCTTCATTCAGATTAGAAACACAAAGCGATAGCACGCTGTTACGTGTAGACTTTTCTTCATCGACCTGTGTCGCTGTTTTATTACCAATAGCCTGTTCAAGCACCTTTGCGCCCGATTGCTGCATGTGTGCCATTTTGCTGTCCATTGCTTCTTTGGCGACCATGTTCGGGTTGGCTTGAGCAAATCCAAAGCTCGCACCACTTGGCAGCATGAGAATATCGCGCGAACCAAGTTTCACGCCCTGCTGCTCTAAATGATCACGCCATGCTTCATCTAGCTCGTTAATGTACGGCTGCACCTGGCCGCATAAGAACGCACTGTCCTCGTATTCGGCACTGTTCCGATAGTGAGCCAAGTTCAAGTTAGCCAGTGGCTCAAGTGGAATATCGTTAATGCTTGAATCATTGACCTGAGAGCCTAAGAAGGTGAATGGGATAATATCCCAAGTCTTACCCTGCCGTGTTGGATAGATCAAATCGCCTGCGATCATCTGCCCCGATTCATCGCTATAAACCTGCACCGAATAGCGATTTTCGTCATCTAGTCGCAACACTCGATAAGTGTTCACCGAGTTGTCTTTGAACTCGTCATCAGCATCGACGACATTGACAACCTCTTTCAACACAACGAGCGACAAGCGATACTCACCACCGACCTTTTTTACACGCCAATTGATGATCGACAAAGCGTCATAATAAACAATGACAGGACGCACGCCCAACGATTCAGCCTGCGCTTTAGAGATATTATCGCCTACACTCGGATGATCAACAAGAAAGCCGCCACGTCCGTTCTTTAGCAAACCGTCAAGCGCAATTTGATTCAATTGATAAATTGACCTCCCTGCGCCGTCAGCATTGTTTTTCAGGAAGTCCATGCCGTCAGTGCTGAACGTTGGGTCCTCACTAAAGGCTAGTCCGATATGCCCCTGCAATGTATCTTTTGTGACTTCATAGAATACGGCACGCTTCGCATACTGCATGAAACGCTTAGAGTCGTCGTCGCACTCAGGATAAGGCAAGTATTTGTATGGATGCTGCTTGATCGCTGGCGAGCCATCGCAAACATCGTTCATCGTCTGCCATCTATCTATCATCGAGCTATATGCGGCATTTGGAGTATTAACAGCCATTATTTGAATCTCTTATGTTTTGGGAGATTATAGCTTAAATAGGAGATGCTGGGTAATGCGCAAAATGTGTAACTCGTACAAAAAATTCGTCGCCATCCTTTCTACAGTATGGGTCAACAATCCACCCGATGCTTGTGTACATTGCACTGAACTTTCTGCCGCTCAATGCGTTATAACAAATATGCCACTCATTTAGAGTGGCTTTGTTTTTGTCTGTTTCCCAATTACCAATCAAGACATCATGCCTGTTTGGATTTTCATGCCAGTCATAACCAATTTTGTGTACATTGCATTTGTTGCTTCGTCAGTCTTGATAATATTCAACATATCATCGAAGCCTACAGTCTTGCCAGTTTCTTCTTTTGCTTTTTTAATCAATGTTTCAATCGCTGATTCTGCTGCAATCTTACCCATCTCTAAAAATTCTGCTGTGTACATTTTGAAATCCTTGTTTGTTTGTGTATAACTGAATTATAGTTTAGTTTTGAATTAATGTCAACTACCTCCGCATAGATAACTTAGTTGTTTTTGCGATCTTGCGTTTAGTCTGACTATTGGCTAAATAACGAAAAGCATCGGCAGCGTGCGACGTATGATCATGCAACGGCTTATCTTTCCAACACCCTCGCTTATCGTCCCATTCTTTTCTATAGTTTTCTAGGTGCGAAATACCTTCTTCGCATTTGTATTCATCAAAAACGCATTTAGGCAATAATTCACGGACTTGTTCAATACCATCATCAATGCCGCCACGTGGTAACACCTGAAAACTTATAGAATATCTTTGTCCATCAATTTCATAACCCTCTCTCGCTAAATCAAAGCGTGACTTGGCATCTGAGCCGAACTCCTTGTTCATAATATCGTGCGGCGCATAATGTCCGCTTTTATCATAGCTGTAACCTTTGCTTTTAAGAACGCCCATATAATGCCGCAAGCCCTCCCCTGAGTTCTCGTAATAATCAATGACGTGTATTTGATCTCCGATAATCTTAAAGAACCAAATAACCGTTGAATCACCAACACCAATATCCCAAGCTGTGCAAACTAAGGCATGATCATTCTCAGGCAGCTTGCATATACGGCCATCAGCATATATTTTCTTGAATTGCTTGGCGTAATAAGCACCAACAATTGATTGGGCAAACGCTTCCGATGAAATAGAGGGATATTCACGCTTAACATCTTCTCCCAGTGTTTTTTCTTTGCTTGCGTACCAATGTTGCTGCTGCTTTGTTGTTTTTATGCCGTGCTTATCTTCAAGTTCTTCAAAGTAACCAACTAGACGCTGTGGTATTTCATCGCTAGATTCAATCGCATATTTCGGATTCTGCCACCATGAAAAGAAAAAGAATTTCCAGTCAAGAATGTTTAAATCCCTGCATTGAATTTTTAATTTTTCCGCACTTTGGCAGTAGTCAAAGAAGTATCCGCTTCTGCCCTCTGCCGTTGATTCAAGCGTAATCGTTCCGCCAAGTCCTACCGATTCAAAAGCACCTGTCACGATCTCCCTTGCTTTATCGGGATACTTTGCGCATATCTTGCCGAACTCTGATACATGCAATGAGTAAAGCGTACCACCACGAAATGACGTAGAGATAGAAACCGAACCGCCTTTGATAAAAACGATTTCTTCTTTGGTGAGGTTTTCTAATGGATTGGCTAAACGGATAATCTCAGGCAGATTTTCATAAGCATATTTGATCTTTTCACGAAACAATCGCATGGCATCCGAAAGTTTATGAGCGATCATTGCACAGCGTTTATTCATAAAGATAGCAGCGTCAAGCTGCATAATGCATTCTTCTGTAGTGAATCCAAGCTGACGAGCCTTTAAGATGATATTGCGGCTATGCTTGTTTTCAAAGTATTCTAGCTGCTCATTGGTCATCTTAAACTTAACTCTATTGCCATCCTTGTCGGTGATGTAATAAAGATTATTTAAACGCCAAAATCTACTTTTAAGTCTTGTTTTTAGCTTGTCATCTAGCTGCATTATTCGCTGATCTCATTAATCAACTCTGACATAAGATCGACTTGAACCTTAGCATCAACCGTTTGCTCAACCTTATCCGCAAGACGTTCAATTCTAGCAACGATAGTTCCATTAAGGTCGCCACAAGTAGCCCCATCAATATTCCATGATGTCATCAAATTAGATAATCTATCAAAGATAGCCGAAAATTCAGGACGGTTTCCATAATCTTTAAGGGTTGATAGACCTATCCCTAAATGAGTAGCCCAACCATATTGCGTCATTGGTCGGGAATGAGGTACTTTCTTATATGAAATATCACCCTGAAATGCAGCCGTAATCGTTTTAAGAACAGGATTGTTTTTAACCCATTCAATATAATTCATGCTTTGTTCTTCAAAATCTTGAGGACTCTCAATTGCTCTCGGACGCCCTACGCCCTGAACTTCACTCATCTTAGCCCCTAGCTAATCAATTTTATTCAGTATAGCACTTTTAACTACATATTTTAAAACCAAAAAAAAGACCACCATTAGGCAGTCAAAGGGGTTTTAAATATTCGCCAAAGCATAATGCAGCAAAATAAAAGAGAACATTATCAATCCCGAAATAAGAAGAATAAGAACAATGCGCAACTTATTACCTTTATCATTAATGGCTTTCTGCAACAATAGCGTAAACAAAAAGATGAAGATGATCGCAATAACGGTCATTTCCCGATCTCCTGAACGGCAATAACGCCAATTTTATTGCACGCATCAATATAGCCTTTTCGGTATGTTGCCTGAAAAGATCGCCAATGCTTTTGTATAATCGGGTCGATGAACTTATCGTCCTGCATCTCTCGGTTTCCATCAAACTTGATAAAATCCAAGTGCTTAAAAAATAGGTCTAGCATTTTAACTACTCCAAATCAGATTCTTTAATAAATACGCCGTTTTTCATGTGTCCACGTCGATCTTTTATGTCGTCATAAGCGATTTGGACGCATTCCTCCAAGGTGCAACCTAGATCAATGCAAATCAACTTTAATGCAGACACGCTTTCAAACAAACCACTTCTAATATCTCGATGTTGATCACAGTTGTAAGCAAAAGCACTTAGTGAAGTCATTAATTCAATTACTTTTTGTTTTGTTGTTATACCCTCACAAAATTCAACATCCTTGCAACTATTAAAATCAAAGTTGATTTGAGCGCACATAATAATTAACACTACTGCACAGTCCCCAATGTCGTCTCGGCAATCACGTCCTTTGCCTACGTTGTCCGCAAGCTCGCCAAACTCACTAAATAACTTCATTGCCTGATCAATCGGCTTTGAGCCATTGATGATATTTCTATCATGCGCCCATTGCTCGATTTTTTGAATTAATTCCTGCATTACCATTCTCCGATCATTTCTAAAAGTTTGTTTTGCGCCAACTTAGCTCGATTCATAAGCTGTTCTTTCAGCTCAACCGTTACCTGCATAGATGCCATTGCAAGCCGTTTTTTTGGCTCTATATCTGAAACAAGATGCCACTCTATATCATCTTTGTATTGATTGATTAAGTACTCAGGCGTATCAACTAGGCAGCGTGCAAGCCCTGCATTTTCTGTATTCCACAAGATCGCATAAGAAACCAACTGCCAAAAATAGGTTTTATTGTCCTTAACATCAATGCGCATCTTATGTGTCTTTTTGCTGTATGAGCTTTTAATATCCCAAATGATGCTGTTTTCTTCATCGAAAATATCGCACTCGCCTGTAATCACGCCGTTCTCTTTTCGCTCGGCATTCTTGAAATAGAAGTTACCTGTGACCTCATTAAATAAGGCAATGCTGACATCCTCGCACTCGATGCCTTTCATCATTGCGTCGGTTTCGACATAATCTCGCCAATCTAAAATGATCTGACTTTCCTTGTTCTGCAAAAAAGTCATTGCACCTTTTGGCAAGGTATCCTTATCAGGATACGCCATGATCTCACCAATTTCTGACGCTCTAAATAGTAACATTTTTCGCTACCTCAACATGCTGCTCAATCGTCAATTCGTAACTTGAAAAGAGTTTTTCAAGCGTATATTTATTCTCGCTAATCGCCTTTAATGCCTTGCTTAGTTGATCGCCGTTAATCGCTGGTTTCGCCGTTTTTGCATTCGTTGCAAAGCCGTTATTGCAATCCTCTCCAGTCGTTGCAATGTTCAGGATTCCGCATAATGCATAACGCTTGCCGTAGCTGTTTGCTGCACCAATCGCTTGCATCTTATTCATGCCTTTTGTAACCGCTTCTGTTGGCAACTCAAGCGACGTGCTGACGCTATGTCCATCCTTGTGCATGAGCGTACAAATAACTTTGATTGAGTCAACATTTGACTGCTCATTGCTGAATGAAATACTAAAACCATATTTTGATAGAATCGGCTGTGTGACTTTCACAATATCTTCGTACGGCGTGTAAGTCGTGCTGTATGACTTTTTGGTATGCGCAATCACTGGAATTTCTTTCGACATCAAAGAAAAATCATTATTAAAATTAATGATAGATTGCTGCTTCATGAAGTCTTTTTGCATTTCTAGCAATTCACGAGCAACCGAAACATCAAAGTTACCGCTTGTTACCATGTTGCGGATGACGCTTAGTGCGTCATCCTGTTTTACTTCGACTAAATCGCCCATATTTTATTCTCCAGTAAGTATTCTTCAAAGTAAGTGTTTAGATCATTAAACTGGTAAGCGGTCAATTTGAACGGCATACCGTTGATTGCGTGAACTTGGTTGTACTCACCTACAATGCAAACATCGTCGCAGTCAACCAATCTAATAGGAAAGTCCATATTATTTTGAACATTCATATCAACCATCAATTCAACAAGTTTTATTTTTGACGGCGTAACATAACCAACAACATAAGAGTCGTCGAGTTCAAGCGAAAAGCTCAAAACGTTGTTGTTATTGTCATAGTCAAGGTTGTCAACCCTAGTTAGCCAATTAAATTCTACTGCACGCATTTCACTATCTCCTGTTTGTAACTCAATTCTAATTCAATTTAAGATAATCTGCAAGCGCATATACAAAAAAAAGAAAAGAAAATAATGAAGTCCAAATTGCCAAAGCGATTAAGTTGTATTTCATTTCAATAAACCTTGATTGATTAAATTTGAACTAAAGTTAGCACAATGCTAAACTAAGTCAAGATTTAATTTCATAAAGGGAAACTTTAATGGCGAATAAAGCGTTATTTGATGATCGTTTTAACAGCCTGGTTGCTGTTGGGGATACGATCTTTATTGAATCGTCATACAAACGAGGGCAAGTCATATCAGCCGTTTTTAACTATAATCACAGTAGATTGCGCAATCCCGATGGAAAGGTCTTAGAGTCTAAATCCATGCCGAATGGCGAGTACCGAGTTATGTTGACAGGATACAATGTATGAACATCGAAAAAGTAGCAGCAAGCGTCATTGATGCAGGCACGGCGGGATATGAAATCTATCTTGAAACGGCTAGAGCAATGGACGCAATTCAAGAGCGATCAAGTGGAATGGATGGCAGAAGCAAGCGTGATTGGGTACTTGCGTATATCAAAAGCATCATTGTAGAAGTTTCTGAAAACTGGCAATACTGGTCTGAGCTATTGATTAAGTTTATCTCAAGTGCGAAAACTTTTTATAATATTGTAAGAGCCGCTTAATGCGGCTTTTTAATGCAATCTTCAAAAGCTGTGAACGCTGCTTTCCAGCCATAAGCAATGCAGGCGAACGCACCTAAATTCGCTGCATTGTCTAAAAATACACTCTGCTCTTTTGATACACGAGAACCTTTATTGATCGCCTTTAATTCGCAAACAAAAGGCGGATTACACGGTACGACAATATCTGACGCACCTTTCACAAAACCGCCCTCCAGTTTTGATTTATTGGTCTTTCTATAGTCTCCATCGTTTTCATTTCTAACATGCAGGGCAATTGCATAATACTCAGGATAATGCTTTCTTAGCTGATTAAAAAACGTCGTCATTTCGGCGGCTTCGCT